GTACCAGAGACGCTCACGTTACCTGCGAAGGTAGCGTTACCCGTGGTGATAAGGGTGCCACCGATGGAAGTGGCGCCGCGCAGGTTCACTGCCGAGAGAAGGTTGGCAACGCCCGAGACGGTGAAGGTACCGGACACCGACACGTTGGAGTTGAAGGTACCTGCACCGTTGACCACCAAGGTAGAGGCAAGGGACGTGGCGCCCTTGATATCCACGGCAGAAGCAAGGGTGGTGACACCAGAGACCAAGAAGGTACCGGAGACACTTACGTTGCTATTGAAGGTGGCGTTTCCGTTTGCCACCAGCGTGGAAGCAAGAGAAGTTGCACCCTTCACGTCTACGGCAGAAGCCAACGTGGTTACACCTGAAACCACGAAGGTACCAGACACACTTACGTTGCTGTTGAAAGTAGCATTACCATTGGCGACCAACGTGGATGCCAAGGAGGTTGCACCCTTGACATCAACCGCAGACGCCAAGGTGGTTACACCGGACACGAAGAAGTTTCCGGTGACACTCAGTGCGCTCTGGACGTTGACCACGGAGGTAAAGTTGTTGGCACCCGTGAAGGTGTTGGTAGAGGACAGCAGGGCGTAGGCCGAGGGATTGATCAAGCCCACGTAGTAGCCCGCGAGGGACGCCGCGTTGTTGGCGGACACTGCAGCAATGGATGCCGTATTGGCGTAAACAGCCGCGATGCTGGCAGAGTTGGCGGCGTTGACAGCCGCAGCACTGGCAACATCCGCTCGAGCATTCGCGATGCTGGCCGCGTTGTTGGCGCTGACGGCAGCAACGGAAGCCGTGTTGGCGTAGACCCCGGCTATGGAGGCAGCGTTGTTGGCGGAAACTGCAGCTACGGACGCGGCGTTGGCATAGACCCCCGCGATACTCGCCGCATTGTTGGCACTCACGGCGGCGATGGAAGCCGTGTTGGCATACACGCCGGCAATGCTGGCAGCGTTGTTGGCGCTGGTGCGGTAGATGGCCGCCAAGGAGGCATCGGCAGAAGCGGAGGCTGCTGCGGCCTGCGCGGCATTTCGGTATACGAGGGCAGCGGAGGCGGAGTCGTTGGCGTTGGTGGAGTAGGTGCTGGCCTGGCTCCTATACACTGCGGCACTGGACGCTTCGGCGGCAGCACTCACGGCAGCGATGCTGGCGGTGTTGGCCCGCACCCCGGCGATGCTGGCGTAGTTGGCTGCGTCGGTGGCGAAAGCGCTAGCGCTTACCTTGTAGATCTGGGCGACGGAGGCGTAGCCCCCAGCCTCGGTGGCATAGGCGCTGGCAGAGGTCTTGTAGACTTGGGCCAAGGAGGCGGCCACCAAAGCAACGGATGCTTCGGTGGCGACAGAGGAGACCAGGGCTGCCACGGAAGCTGCGGCAGCGGCGGCACTCGCGGCGTTGACATAGGAGACCGAAGCCTGCGCGGCGTAGGTGCCGGCGAGAGATGCTTCGGCGGCAGCGCTTACCTTGTAGATGTTGGCGTTGACTGCGGCGGTGGAGGCGAGGTTGGAGTAGGTGAGGGCGTTGTTGGCATACCCAGCCGCCACGCCAACGTTGGACGCGATGGTGTCGATCTGGGTGCCGGGGTAGACCACGGCGACCTGCTTCGTGCCCGACGAGAAGTTCACGAGCGCGTTGCCGTTGGAGGAGCTGTAGACCGTGTTGCGCGCAATGTAGGGAATGCCCGCCGAAAGAGTGAAGGTGCCGAGGCCCACTTCCCACTCGTTGGCCGTTTGGTGGGTGATGGCGTAGTAGCACTGGTTGCCGTTGCCCACCCCGGCGCTGAAGGTCTGGTAGTTGCGCACGGCCCCCAGGAGGGCGAGGGCTCCCGTGCCTTGGCCCGTGGTGTTCTCGCGGACGCGGTTGGCGTTGACAATGGTCATTAGGAACCTCCGGGCCCACCGTCATCCAGGGGGACTTGCTGCTCATCGGTCTGGTTGTAGTCGATGGCCAAGGGCACATCGGGGCGTGGGTAGCGCAGCGCCTGCGGATCTGGGTACACGGGCGGAGGACGGTTCTGCGGATGGGTGTTGAGGTTGAACTGGCCGTCGTTGCAGGTGCTGCAGACGCGCCACCGGGTACCCGGCTCATTGCGAATCTGGAGGTAGCGGAAGCGGAAACCGCACCTGTCGCACAAGCTCCAACTGTGTTTGCCGGAGGCGAAGTGGCCCATGTCAGTACCTGTAGCGGGGCACTATGCGGAGGGTGGCGCGCTCCCTGTCCTCGTCGGTGGCGTGCTGGAGCTGCTCCTCGTACTCGGCCTTGAGCATGACCAAGCGGTTCTCAGGAAACTGCAGTCCACGGTTGAGGGCGAGGTAGTAGGCGAGGCCGGCGACGAGGGCGGGCCAGAAGCGGCGGGGCATGTCGGGGTCGTTGGAGAGCTTGCCCGCATCCTGCACGAAGCGCATCTTCCAGTAGACGAGGATGTCGGTGGAGTTCTCGGGCGCGGGCCACACGTAGATGAGGGGGTATTCACGCTGCCTGTTGACGAAGTAGTGGGTGGGCCGGCCCTGCTGCTCCTTGCGGGGAATGTCGAGGTACTCGCCGAATCCCATGCGGATCATCATGAGGTCGGTGCCGTTGCGGCGCACCACGGCATCGAGGAGGTCGAGGGTGTCGGTGCTGCAGGAGATGGTGGCCACCGCCGACGTGAGGGTGACGAGGACCTGCTCCAGGGTGTGGAGAAGGATGCCGCGATTCTGCAGGTCGGTAAAGAGGAGGTCCAAAGCCCGCCGGGACACCCGGGCTTCGGTACCGAGAGTGGGCTCGCCCCCAACCCGAAGCGTTGCCTGTTCCAGCAACTCGTCGAGCGGAAGGGAGAAGGAGGTAGTCCCGGAGGTAGACATTTACTTGATCTTGTACTTGCCGCCGCGCGTCGCAGCACCCATGCCACGGCAGGAGCCGCCGCCAGCCATCTTCACGCTTCCGCCCTTGGCATAGCCACGAGCTTCCATCTCGCGGGCCCGCTCGTCGCCGTGGATGGCACGACGAAGAGTGCGCATGACCTCAGACTCAGGCGCACGCGGGCTACGCGAGTAGGGAGCCTGCGCTGCACGAGAGGCCCGCATGATGTCAGCCTCGGACATGCCGCCAGTGCCCGAACCTGGAGCCCTGTAACTGGGCGGACGAAAGCCCGGGCTCATCGGCTCCGGCGTGTAGTCGGAACTTGAGCGAGGCTCAGGCATGAACTCACTACGCGAGCTGGGCTCCGCACGAGCAGAGATCCGGGGACGCGGGCTAAGGTCAGGCTGCTCCGCCTCGCGCTCTGCATCAGACATCGGACGCGGGATGCGGCTACGAGCAGGGCCCGTCACAGCCTGGTCGCTGGGAAGGAAGCCCGGACCCGGGGCAGCCCTGCGAGCCATGCGTTGCTGCTGCTGCGTGGGACGCCGAACCGGGGGAGCCGCAGTGTCCACGCCCTGCAGGACAGGGACGCCACTGATGCGCTCACGCGAATTGGGAGTCCCCTCGTCCTCAGCGGCCTTGGGAGCTGCCTTGGGAGTGGCCTTGGGCTCTTCGCTCTTGCCACCGAAGAAGCGCTTGATATCCGCAAAGGTGTACTCGCGGATACCACCCTCACCGCCAGAATTGCTGGGGTTGAAGCCGGTGTCCCCACCCTCGGCGTACTTCTTGACCTTGCCGCCCTTGGCATAGATGTTGTAGTCGTAGCCACGCTGGGCTGCGCCAGCACCCCGGGAGGTCATGCCCCCCTTGGCCATCTTGCGCATCGGCATCTCCATCTCCATGGAGCCACCACCCGGCAGGGGCATCTCGATCTCCTTGGAGACCTTGGGCTTCATGCCACCCTTCTTGAAGGTGGCCATGTCGCGAGGCTTTCCGCCCCTGAGTCCGCTTTTCATGGTAGCCTCTCAGTAGATCTTGTAGTCGCCGCCCTTGGAGGTGCAACCCATCCCCCGAGAGACGCTACCGCCCTTTGCGTAGCGCGGGGCATTCTTGGCTGGCATTTCGATGCGCTCGGTGACCGGCATCGTGTAGACGGGCGGCTGCTCAAAGGTATCCTTGTAGTTGGTACCCTTGACGGCGGCGCCCTTACCCTTGACCTTGGCCATGGTGGACCTCAATCGAAGAAGAGGGTGATGCCGCAGTTGGCAGCACCGGAGACCTTCACGAACATCGCCTGTTCGCAACGAAGGCCTGCAT